GTAAATGTGGGAACTTTATTTGCAATAGTTGCTGTTCCCTGCACTCTTTCTCCGTCAAAATGTACGTTATATGGAATGGATATACCGCCCTGCGGACCGCCGTAAGACTGCGGCTTTATAACTGCATACTCCGTCCATGCGTCAAAGGATCCCGTTGTCTTATCCACAACAACTTCTAAGACCTTTGTGCGGCAAGCGTCCCCCGTTAAGCGGTTCATAGCTATATCTTTGACCTTTGTATAAAAATCACCGTCTGAGGGGTTTGCATAGTATGTATCAACACTTATGCTCGGCTCATAGCCGTTGTCGTTTACTCTTGTTTCGTCAAGAATGTTTTTCTTTGTTTCAACGTCGGGATTAAGTTCAATGCTCATATCTTCAACATCTTTACCGACAAGATACCAGCTCGGTGTTAAGCCGCCGAAGGTCGTATCTATATAAAAAAGATGGGCAGACCTTTTAAGCTTGCCCATTGTGTTTGTTTCCGGCATATTATCTCTCCTTTAAAATTCTATTGTGTATTGTACTTCAATTTGCAGCTGATACCGCAAGCCTTTTATAACATTTCCCTGAGGCACTTCGTACAATGTGCCGCCGCCTGTTGATACAGCGGTTATTTCGCCTGTATGCACAATGCCGTCAAGCTCGGTCGTTATCTCTGCGCCCATCTGCTTTGAAAGCCATATCGACAGATTTGTGATCGCTTCACTGTTGGTCATGCGCTCAAAGTCGTTTATGCCGCTGAACGTTGAGTACAAAATAAAACTGTGCTGCCGTTTCTGATTTCCGAGAATATCTTCCGACAAAAGCGAATCACCAACGGAAGAAAGCCCGTATGAAGTCGGTGTATTCCCTGCAAAATCAATGTTGATATCATTGCATACAAGAGCAATTTCGGGAAACTGCAAAAGCATTTCTTTTGTTTTCTCAATAACGTTTATACCGATCACCTCAGCTTCTTTTTTACGCCCTCAAATATTTCGTCTTTGTATCTGCGTTTCATTGTTTCAAACCACATTCTTGTTGCTTTCGGGTTGCCGCCTCGCTTGTGATTTTTCTCAGCGTAATAGTCGCTTTTAGCAAACGGAGATGTGTATATAATAACTCCCGGCTCGGGTATCTCTGCCGAATCCCTCAATTGACCTGCGTTTTTATACTTCGGCAGGGCTACGGGTACAAACTCCGTCATTCTTTCAAGGCAAGTGCTGTCAATGTAATTCTGCGCCTCGGTAAACTTGTTTTTTCTGAATTTATCGCCTATCCATTGAAGTATTGCTTTCACGCTTACACCGCCTTTATCTCGTAATCGGGAATACTGCCGTATAAAACGCTTTTGACCTCGTTTATTACCGCATATTCGGGGTAAAGCTGCCTGAATTGCGCCATGCTTTGTGATTCGGCTTGCTGTGTGCTTGTGTCAAAAATAAAATCAATTGCGTTTATTACAATAATATCGCCCTGCTTTGGGCGGTAATTATCGGCTCTGTATTTGTCTGCGTATATGCGAACGGTCAAAAAGCCGCTGGTTTCATGCGTGCCCGTTTTTGTACTCTCCGTGCGTTCGTCAAAGAAATATACATTTTGAAAAACGTGTTTTGTATACGTATCACTTTCGTATACGGTACAATCCCCCGTTACATCAAGCTTTTGTACGTTTACTTGTTTGTGCCAGAACAGCGGAATATTCTCCTCTATGCCCTGCAAAGGCACGCCGGCTGTACGCCATTTCTGCCCGAAAAATTCAACGATCCTGCTGTCCCAGTCGTTTGTATCGCCCTTTGGTATCCCGAGCATTAAGCCTTGTAATACTGTCGTATCTTCCGATCTATCGGCTGTATTCGTTGTCGGCTGTCCTGCAAGCACATTGCTTATCGTTTGAGCTGTACTGCCCGAATACAAAAGAATATCAATTCCCTTGAGCATTTGTTTCAAGCTCATACACCTCCATAGCTCCGTACCGCTGTCTTACGATACCGAGGTCTTTTAGCTCGCTTCGGAGAAAATAAAGGCTCTGCCCTGCGTTTAAGTACGTCATAGACACAGCATACCCCATCCCGCTTTGGCTCGTTTGCGCCGCCGTTAAATCGCCGTCGGAATACGTCTGCAAGGCTCTTTTCACGCTGGTGACTATGACCGACTTTACAGCCGTTTCAAGGTCTTCGTCTGCCTCTATCATAGCGTCTAAATCTTTGCCATACCGTTTCGCCGTAAGCCTGAGCTTTGCGCAGGCAGTGTTGATAAGGCTTTCTGCCTGCTCCTGCTCATGTGCGGTAAGATTTGCCGAAAAAAGTATAACGTCACTTAAAGCCGCATATACCGCACCCATTAAGACGCCGCCTTTATAAGCGCAAAAGCGGCAGGGTCGAGTATACCCCAGCCGAGATACATTTCACCTCTGATGTAGATTTGGTTGTGCCCTTTAAGATCGCCGAGTGTTGCGTCATTATCGGGGTTGCCGTACTTGATGATCTCGATAGGTATTTCTTTTGCATATCCCCAGCGGAAGCCGTTTGTAAAGTCACCCACAATAGCCCTGTCGAGTGAGGAATTTGCGGAAAGATTTGATGTTGTTTCTGCCCTCAAACCGTTGATAACACTCGGGCTGCTGCCCCATGCAAGCTCGGGGTAAAGCTTTGCGCCGTCGTCTGTTCTCTGAGCCGCAAGGGAGCTTCTGAAAGCAGGTGCGAAAATAATGCCGTTTACGTCACGCTCTGCACTCTGCACTATTGCGATTGCTGATTCTACATTGTCATCGGGTGTATCAGCGGCGGCAATTGTAACAACGGAGCTGCCCGTCAGCTGGCTGTCAAAGTTGTTTGTGCCGATAATTGCCGAAGCCTGCGCCGTTCTCGGGTTGATACCGTGAAAAGCCATAAGATCGAGACCCTTAGCTGCTTTTCGTGCAAAGCCCTCTGCGAATACCGAAAAATAATTCATCTGCACTTCTTCCGTTGCATACAAAAATTCGTCCGAGATACGGCAGCCGTACTCGATTTTAAGCGGGATTATAGTTCTTGTGCCAACAGTTGCGCCGCCTACGCCCTTTGCACCGTTTTCGGCAACAATATCAACCTCTTTGTCCAGCGTGAACGTAAATTCTTTGGTACCGTTAAACGGTATAGGGGTTGAACCGCAAAGCTTTGCGATAGCCGACGCTCCCGTTGTATTCTGTACAAATTCGGGAATAAGCACCTCGGGAAAAAGATTCCCTTTTGATAAAATACTGCCCATAAATATTAAACCTCTCTTATTCGTTATTGTTTACAAGCGAAGCCGTAAATGCTCTTAAAGCGGACGTTTTGCTGTCGTCTGTGCCGCTGTCTGCGTTTCTCAAAGGGGCGGTTTTTTTTGCGCCGCCGATATACTTTGAAAGTGTTTCAGCGTCTTTTCTTATTTCGTCTTCGGTACTGCCCGAAAGTCTGCCCGCAAGTTCAAAGGGTATGCCTGTTTCGTGGGCGATTCTCGTTTTTACCGAGGCGGTCTCGTAGCCCTTGATTTTCTCCTGCATATCCGCAAGCTTTATATCGTACCCTTGATATTTCTTTGCGTCTTCTTCGGCTTGCTTAGTCATTGCGCCGAGTCTTTGTTCATACTCGGTCACCTTTTGTTTTAAATCGTCGTAATCTGCGTATTTTTTTCCGACTGTTTCACGCTCGCGGCGAAGTCTTTCTGAAATAGCAGCGTCAAACTTTTCTTGTGTGTCTATAATTTCAAATGGCATATTTATTCCCCCATATTATCCCTGTGGTATCAGGTCTGTTTATACAAACAAAAAGTCAATAGCTGACTCTTTGCTTTTTGCGTTCTTTAGCGTTTGCGCAGGCATAATGGGCAAGCGTTATACTTTCAAGCAGAGATATGTCCGCACCCTCCAAAATAGAGTTATAGCCAAACCCTCCGCCCGTGCCTATGCTTCTGTGTTCGCTGTTTGATACTGCCTGTTCGAGTGCGGGCTGCGCTGCGTGACAGATCTTACCGGCAAAAAAATTTTGCTCAAACTGCGTGTTAGCCTCAATAACTTGATATACTTTCGGCAGTGTAATTTTGCACTTAATGCCTGCGTTTTTCATATCCTGTTCAAGCAATGTCTGACCGTTTGCGCCGTCAATGATAACGTGCTCACACTTTGGATTTCTCAAATACTCGATTATCCAACCGTTACCGTCTCGGGTGCTGCGGCAGTCTATCGCTTCAACAAATATTTTTTCGCCTGTTTTTACGGCAACGGACAAAGAAACGGTATCTTTGACTTTTGCGTACTTTACACCGAAGAAAAGCTTCGTATCGGCAGTGATAACAGGCTTTTCTTTTGTTTCCGTTTCCTGCCACTCCTTGCGGCTGATAGCCGATTTTTGGTTGTACCGTATCCACAGCCCCAAACGCTGAATGTTATCGTCCGTGCGTGATGTTACGGGGTCGCCCAGTTCGGAGCGAATCGTTCTCTCGGACAATATCGTGCCTAAAGACGGGTTTGTTTCATACCACAAATCAACATTGTGTGCGTCCGTCATTTCGGGAATGCTCCACTCAGCCCAGCCCGAATCTTCGTTGTTTCCGCTTAGCGTATTCCTGCGGAAATTGAGAAACACCGTACCGGAAGATACCGCCGTCGGAGGTGTTCCGCACATGAGCGTCTGAGGGTTTTTGCTGTCGGTTACAACGTATTTCAATGCCGTTTCCTGATCTGCTGTATACTCCTGCGCCTCGTCAATTATAAGCAGGTCGTAGCCCTCGCCGAGTCCGCCTTTTGATGAACGTGTGCGAAAATTTATTACACCGTCGCCGTCAAGCCATTCTATGCGTTCAAGCCCGAATTGCTTAGTTGTTTTGAAGTCCTCTTTTTCGGTATAGCCCATCTTTGACAGACGTTCGATTACTTTCTCCCACGTTGAATGAGATGTTGTTGTCCTGTGCGCCGTGTGCAAAACTCTCTCGCCGTGGATAAGCCCCCAGCACTCACGCATTATGAGTATTTCGCTTTTGCCGTTTCGCCTGGGAACGGAGTAACCGAACTGCATATGACTCCAAAGCCCCTCGGAATTTACAGCCATAATGTCGTACATCATAAGCTCCTGCCACTGTTGAGCCGTTCTGCCGGATTTGTTGTAAAGCTCTATCGCCTGCCCGCCCTTTGTGTCGCTGTACGGCAGTATCAGGGAGGTTGTAGGGGTTTGCCGTCCGAGTCTTTTCTCGGTCATGTTACCCCTCCTTGATTATGGCTCTATGTCTGCGGTGCGGTCGTTACCGTTATATTTAGGGTACTGCCGTTTGACAGCGTCGCAACGCCGCCTGTAATTGCGCCCTCTGTTGCGTAAAAAGTTATCGCCGTAACGCTTGCGCCGGTGTCACCCTTTGCGCCCGTAATATCGAAATTATCTTCAATACTTTCAAGCACTGCCGAAATAGTTTTTCCGTTTGGTTCTGTCTGTTCTGTACTGCACTTTTTGCCGAGAGCCTTTAATGCGTTTACCGTTCTGCCCATTTTATCACCTCTTTTTGTTTTCGGGTATAAGAAAAGCACCTCAAACGGGTGCTTAGTCTTTCGGTTTATAACGGCATTTTCCTTTGTGATATGCTCCGCACTTTTTGCGTTTGCATTTGCCGTATTTGTAGTATGTTCTTGTAAACGTTGTGCCGCTTTTGAGTGTTTCCTCGCTGTCGGGTGTTTCCTGCCAATGCTGCACTATTGTTTCTTCTTGTATGTTGTAGGGGCAGATCAAGCGGTATCACCTCCAAACAGCTATTTGTTCAATAGCGGCTCTCGCTTCGAGTACGGCAATATACTCGCTCATCGCTTTAAGCTGCATATTGTAAGTGCTTTTCGGACATATTGGTATAAAGCTAAGATTATCCCAGTTATCTACCATATTCTTAAGCTTTTCAAATCTGATTACAAGCTGTTGATACTCTGCTCTGAATCGGTCTTTGTAATTATCTGATTGCATAAGCTGTACAGTGTCTTTCAATTCCATTATTTCACCTCCAAAATGGTAAAAGAATACCGCTCTCGTTTGAGGGCGGTTAGTTTTTTT